AAGCTAAGCTCGGAAATCGACCAACTTTCAAAGAGTTATAAGTTGGTTGACTCCATAGAGCTTGTACAAGGTCACCGCGTACTATGTTCACTGCTAAAGAAATATCCGTTTTCTGTTGAAGAAGCTGGTATAGATTCTCGTGCTGTAGCCTATGAAAAATGGCTGCAGTGTGAAGAACTATGCGCTCGCACCAACGACAGATTAAAGCAATTAACCGCTGCGAATACACCTCTTTGGTTTCATCGGGCGCGAAAGCTTATTGCTGACGCCCTTGGTGAGTTAACTCCGGAAAGAATTACCAAAATTCTTACTCGGTGTGAACATGGAAAAGGCTCCACTACTGACACAGGTTATGAGACATCTTCTGCTTATTTCAAGTATAAGATGAATCAAATCAATGTTACGAAGCGGGCCAAGTTATTGTTGCAAGCCTCAATAAGTGCCAATCCAATGTGGATGGAGTACTTAGAGGGTGCAGTTCCAAAGAAAGGGACTGCTATTACATGTATTCATCACAGGGGCTTCTTCGAAAAGAAGGTTCTTGATGATTTTGTAAACTTGCACGAACCTGCACGTCTTAGCTTTGTCCTAAAGGATGCGAAAACAATGCGTCCTATAGAGGTTGGCAACGCGGGAAACATGTATCTTCAGCTAGGCGTTAAAGCCGAATTGCAAGATGCACTTCTCCGAGTAGGTATTGATCTATCTGATCAGGATCACAACGCTCAATTGGCCTATCATGGCTCATTGGAGGGTGATGCTGACGACGGTAGTCATGCCTATATGAAGCAGAAAAGCACTGTAGATAAGGCTAGTGCCTCAGATACTGTGTCGCTTGAACTCGTTCGAGCCCTGTTTCCGTCTGCCTGGTTTGGCCTCCTTGCCGATATACGGCATCATGAAGGAATTTATGATGGCGAAACTTTTGTGTTTCAAAAGTTTTCCGGCATGGGTAATGGCTGTACTTTTCCTGTAGAAACCTTAATCTTTTGGGCGCTGGCGCAAGCCAGTTCCTTAGAGACTCACAACAAGAAACTTGGAATAACAGACCTCGCCGTTTACGGCGATGATGTTATTCTTCCGTACTCTTGTGTACCGCGCTACCTTGAATACCTAGATTATTGTGGCTTTCTTGTTAATCAAGAAAAAAGCTTTTTCACAGGTATATTTAAGGAGAGTTGCGGCAAGGATTATTTCTACGGCATTAACGTCAGACCCTTTTACCTTAAAAGACGGTTAACAACCGTTAAGGATCTTTATTATGTGGGAAATGCCCTGGTTCCATTTGCTATTAGGCGTAACTGCCGAGTTAGCAAAGGCTTTCGCGCTGTATATTCAACAATTGTTGAAATAGTGCGTAAGAGTGGTGCTGTTTTAAATGCAGTGCCACTCACCAAGTTATTTACTTATGATAATAAAGGCAAAGGGGCTTTTCAGCGGTATCAGTATGGTTTGTGCTTACCCTTGCATGTAGCAAAGGAACAGCATGAATTGTACATAATACCAGCAGAAAAGAGAGACCTGTTCAACCACAATAAATACGGACGGCGAGAACCGAAAGCGACGCGAAATGCGCAGCTTAGTTCGATTATACGTTGTCTGGACCCACAGTGGGTGGATGTTAGTGAGAAACCACCGATAGTAAACCCAAGAAGTGTCCCGCAGTTTTTGCGGTTTTTACTTACCTTGGAGTCGAAATCGGAGGATCTCGCGGTCTCATCGTGTCCTTATGATAAACGCGAAGAGCGGTTAGCCATAAGTGACGAC